TTACACCGGGAATCCAATCTCTACTCCCCCCACCGCTTCGACATGCCCCGCCGCTGCCACAGTCGCCGCAAGGTCGCGCTGCTGTTCGGCCAACCGCTGCCGGGCATAATCAAGCCCTTCCGGATCGCTGGCGGCCAACAACGCAGCCTCCACCGCCACCACGGCGGACGCAGGGTTCGACAACGCCACAAGGCCCGCCAAGGCCGCATCATGGGCCCTGGCGATCTCCGCCAGCTTCGCAGCTTTGGTCTCTTCAAGTGCCGGTTCCGGCGAGGGGGCATCCTCGGCTTGCCTCGCTGTCTCCCACGCATCGATCACAGACTGCCAAGCCGAGATGCCCTCCAGCTTCTCATTGGGAGTGCCGTCGTTGAACTCCAGATGGCCCGCCTGCCCGTCCCACTGCACGGCATGCAGGTTGTCAGGCAACCCGGACAGGTCCACGGCCAGGGCGCGCCCGTCCACGATCACCACGTTGTCGTCCCGAATGATGGTCAGTCGCATGAATTAGCCCTCCACCTGCTGCTGATGTCCTGCAATCCCCCGCTCCCGGGTGCTCATGCTGGCAAGGCGCACGATCTCGCCGATCCCGGCCATGGTCGCCCCGCTGGCTTTCACCATCTCGTTGCGGAACGACTCCACGGCCGCCGCACCCTGGCGCACTTCCTGAGCGTTCTCGATGAGCAGAATGGGCAGCCAAGAGACCGCGCAGCCCCACTCGTCGATTTCCTGTTCAGTCTGTGGATGCTTGCCCCGCAACTGGATGTACCAGCGGCATGTTTCCCGGCAGGCCTTGAACCCGTTCAGCGGGCACTTGTCCTGTTTCTTCATGGCTAGTCCTTTTGGGCGATGATGAAGTCCACGAACTTCACACGCATGTCCAGGCCATGCGAGTGCGCCCCTCCGCCGCCTGAATTTGCGGTGCTTTTACTGCTTGTCCCCCGGCCAAATCGCCAAAATAGATTGTTTGTATCTGACCCACTTTCTCCACCCTCCACAGTATATGTCACGCCATGCGCATGAGATGGAATCTGACTTAGGGTCAGAGTATGTGCGTCAGTAGACGTTCTGCCGAACGCAACGGAGAAATCAACATTCCCCCCGCTGCCGACAGCCCCGCTGACCACTCGCAACGCCTTATCGTTGTGGCTCGTGTCCTTGGTCCACCCCGTTGGCGCACTGGTCTGTTGAAACAGCATGCGCGTACCGGATGGAAACGACGAACCTCCCCCGGCGGCTTTCCATGTAATGGGGTCCGTGCCCACCAGCATCCACAGGCTATTGTCGTCCAACTGTCGAGCCAACTTTCCGATACCGCTGGCATCGACGCCCACGCCCGTCTCGCGCGCCGCCTGGCTGGCGAACTCCCACGCATAGGGCACGTGCATGTTGTCAGGGCCTTTCAACCCTCCGTGCATCGTCGTCATCAGAACACCCCCATGACCTGCTGCGGCTCACCATTCACCAACGCGTAGAGCGGCACCTCCACGCCGTTTTCGATCACCGTCACTGGCCGGATAGCCCCGGAGGGCGTGTTGAGTTGGTAGTCCACGTCAACGGCCAGACCATCCGCCACACTGCCGGTGTGGGTGACCGCGAAGCGGTACATGTGCCCGACCTCGATATTGCGAGCGAGGAACGAAGGGTATGGAGTCTTGCCGAGGTATGCCCACTCGTCGGCATCGGCCCCCAGCCTGCGCACGAACACCCGCCACTCTAGAGCAGTACCTCGCCATGCCAGAGAGATGAGCTTCTTGCTCACCAAGTCCTCGTTGGCGTCGATGATCGTGGCCACGAGGCCCACCACGGCGGGCAGGTTGGCCGCGCTGTCGGTCTGCGGCTCCACGCCCTCGCCGACATAAACCGCCTCGTCATACTCCAACGCCTTGAGCGTCACGCGCATATCGCTGGAGCGGCCCAGCGAGCGCACCCGATACCAACGGGTCACGCGCTGCACCTCACCAACGGCGGCGGAACAGCCGGGAGACGGCACGTGCTCCCACGGAGCCGCGAGTATCAGTGTATAGGCCAGCGTCGGTTCGGCCACGGGGGCGAGGGGCCGCACCTCGACCTTCTCCACGCCCTCCTCCGGCCCTGCGGCGTCCACGTGCGCCAAGCGCACCTCATAGGCGGTGCCGGGCTCAAGCTGCACCGGACGGCTCAACCTCACCGTGGTCTCGGTAGCCGACAGAACCACGCCTGATTGCGTGGCCATGAGCCGGTCGGCCGCAACCTGGATCACCGAACCGCGCCGGATGTGTGGCCCCAGAGCACGCCAAAGCAACGTGAGGTCCACGCGGCGACTCAGGTAACGGTTGCACCGATTGATGTACTCTCCCGCCCGCTGCGCCGCCTCATCGCTGTTGCAAGGGTACAGGGTGATCTGCGCCACCGTCGGCGGTCGGTCCACCACCGCGTTGAAGAAGTCGCCGGGGGCGAAAGCCACCTGCTTGCCCCGTTCCGGATCGAACCAGGTGATCTCGCACCCGTCGGCCAAGTCATCCGAGTTCGGGTATTCGAGGCCCAGCGTCCCTTGCAGAATGTCGGCGGAGGTGATCAGAAACGCGGCATCCGGCAAGGCCACGGGGCGGTCGCTGATGCACACGATCTTCGCGCCCACCCGATCCACGAGGAACCGCCCGAACTGCCCCTGATACCCGAGCGCGGTTTCCAGAGTGCACTGGGTGTCCCAGTACATCGAGCCTTTCAGTCCCTTGAGCTCGCACCACTCGGCGGCCTCCGCGAACGACGGAACGTCGATGCTTTCCACGGGCTCGCCCGCGCCCCAGCGGGTGTTGGTGATCAACTCCAGAGCTGCCCACGCCATGTTGCTGATGTCGCGGCTGACGGCCCCGCCCTGTCCGTCCGGCAGCATGGCTGTCATGCGCTTCGCGCTGCACGTGACCTTCGGCGCGCTGCCATTGAGCTTGTCCGTGGGAAGCGCCCTGATCGCCAGCAAGGCGCAGTGCGGCAACCGGAAGTCGTCCGGCACTATCTCGTGTGTGTATTCAAGCCAGGTGTCCGAGATGTACCGGTCACCGGTCGGCGGCGCGGTGGGGTGCCGGTAGCGCACCTCATGCCTCCCCTCAGACACCTCGAACTCGTAGTAGCGCATGATGGCGGCACGCTTGGCCCCGGAAATCGACACCGTGCCCAGGTCCACCCATTCCGTCTCCCCGTAGAGACGGTGCTGAAACTGGACCTTCACCGTCACCGGGTCCAGCCCGCCCTTGTCATTGGCGTACCCGAGGCCGGACGCGCACTGCACGCCGAAGCCCAACTTGCGCACGCCGGTGCCGTCCAGCACCACCTCGTGCCAGTCCGTAGAGAGCTTGACCGTCACCCCTTCGGTCCGCTCGGTGATCGCGTCGTTGAACCACGGGAGAACGTCCTGCCCTTCCATTCCGAGCCGGATGTCGATTTCGAGCCCCTCATAGTTGTCAGCCTTGTTCCCGTCGATCCGGACATCGAAAATCTCATCCACCGGCCCCTCGGAGATGAGGAAAAGACCGTTCCACAACCGCCGGTCACCCGAGGTCGAAAGGTGCTGCGTCAGCTTGGTTGGGGTGAGGTTACGCTTCTCGCCTTGGAGCACGGGCACCGGCCGCCCCGGTTCCATGGGGTTGGCCTGCGCGCTGAACCCGTACGTGGGCGAGTTATCCATCGGATTCTGGCCCAACCCTTGCCCCAGCGACGGCTTGGCCGAGGGGATGAAGGCGTTGACGGCTACGGCCCCCGCTACGGCGATGCCTGCGGCGGCCACCGTCGTCAGGGTGGACACGGAACCAGCAAGCCCGATGGCCGTCTCGGCGCTGAGCATGCCCAAAGCTCCGGAAACCATCATGCCCCCGAGATACGGGGCCGCGATCATCACCGCCATCATCGAAACCACGGCAATGGCGTTCGAGCCCCCACCGCCGCCGTCGCCCGGCACCAAGGCCACGGATAACCCGTCACCCGGCCGCACGATGTAGCGCTCCGCCTCCTCGAAGGACAGGATACGCCCGCTCACGGAAAAGAGTAGGTCCAGCCCCTCCTCGATGAGCATGCCCTCGGGCCACCGCTCATCAAGGATGTCGGCAATGGTCAGCCCCGGTCGCCACTCCACCCACTCGCTCACCACCTGCGTGAGATCGAGGCAATTCAGGTGTAGCACGAGCAGCACGTCGTCCTCCCGCACCTTCATTGCGGGCGGAAAGAACGGCGCGGCGTTGTTGGCAGGGGTCACCCGTTCCATACGTAAAACCCGGCGATGAGCCTGGCATAGGGCGAGGTATCCAGCCGATCCGCATGCACCTGCATGTTGCGCTGGATGTGCGCGAACCGACAGGAATCGAACACCACGCCCACATGGTCCACGAAATCCCGATGGCGGAGGCTGGTGCGCAGGGCCACGACGGCCCCCGGCTCCGGTCCCGCTAACACCTTCCATTCGCCGCTTTGCAACGCCCTCTCGTAGAGGCCATGCCGATCAACGGCAGAGGCAGGCGGAACGATGTTGGGCACCCGACGCCCGAACACAGCGGACAGGGCCATCACGAAGCCCCAGCAGTCGTACAGGGGCACCCGGCGCACCGGGCACATCTCACCCCGGCCGCGCCGCCGGAACTGCCCGGACAGCACATGCCGCAACTGCTCGACCTGCCCCTGGGGCAACACGAGGCTAGCCAAAGAGAGCCCCCTTCCCGATGAACGGGAACCCACCGAACCGCTCGAACCGGCCAGGGTCGAGCGTCTGGTCGATGAACTTGCAGTTGGTGGCGGTATGGCGGCAGGTGGCCACATGGGGGCACTCATCCGACCGCAGCCAACTGCAATAGTCCCGCATGATGCGCCGCCTCGGCACCATGCGGCCCATGGTGTTGAGCGTGCCGAGGGTGAAGTGCACCTTGTCGCCGGGGGCCGGTATCGAAATGCCCAGGTCAACAAGGGCAAGCTCGTGCGTGGGTTCCGGGTCATCAAGCAGGGCCGTGTTGACCACCAGCACCCGGACCTTGCACGACACCCGGCCATGCTGCTTCCGCCAGTCCTCCAACTCCTCGACGTACTTCTGGGGCACCCCACCGGCGTTGAACACCGTGAGGGCCAGCGTGCCCCGACGCGCGCCCTCGCCTTCCGCCCAATCCTCATGCTCGAAATTCATGGCCTGCCAGAGCCGCGTTTCTTCCGGCCCCAGAATGGCGCGAACCTTGCCGCCGAAGTCCGGTCGGGCCACCAGTCGATAGGAGCCTGCGGGCTGCCCTTGGAGGGTGTCCTCGCTGCGTCGATGGAACACCGCCACCTCAAACCACGCCTCGCCGTCGGCGCGCTCCAGAGCCACCGAGCCGCTCCATTCACCATCCCCCACGGAGAAGGTCAGCCCCCCCGCCTCCGGCAGGACAAAGGCCACTTCGTCGCCAGGCTGGGCCAAGTCGCCAACCTGCGCATCGGTCAGGGGCCATACCCACGACTGAGGATCACGCGCGAAACGCATGGTGCGTCCGGTGGGCAGCCCTACTTCCAGAAACAGCAAGTAAGGACTCCCCCCGTGGCGGCGGTTGCGTTCGATGATCTGGGCGAGCGTGGCCATGATCACTCCACGCGCCGAATAGGCTGGATGGTGCATTGCACGGCGAGCCTTCCGGGGGTGTCCCGCGACTCGTTATGCGTGATGGCGTTGGACACGAAACGGGCCTCCCACTGCGCACCAGTGCGCGGACGCATCCACAGGAACGGCGTGGACCGCTGGTTGGCATGGAATGCCACAAGGGTGTCGAAGTCGGCGTAGCTCATGGCCGCCCACTCCAGCCGCATGGGCTGCTGCCGGGGCACCGAGAAACGCGGCCGGGCAGCATCGTCGCCGGTCTCCATGTTCGCCTCGTCCAGCGGGTCGAAAATCCCCCCGGACATGGACGAAGGCGCGACGATGTCAGGCCAGACGTTCATGCTCAAGCTCCGCTGGCCACGGCGTCACGGACGCCCATGGTGTTGTTGGCCCAGCCCTTGAGCCAGATGGTCATCACGGCGGCGGTCTGGTCGAAGCGCATCTCCGTGCGCCGGGCCTGCACGGGCTGCCCGACCTCGTTGATCACCCGGACCTCGAACTTCGTGGGCATGCCGCCCGTCCCTCCGGCCACCTTCACTCCGAGATCACCCCGGCTGGTACGGCCAAGAGGCATGATGGCCTCCTCGCCCGCCTCGCCCATGAGGCCGATGCCATGGGCGAAGGGGAACAGGGTGGGCTTGTTCACGACGGAGTTGCGATAGGCCGAGATGCCGGGGCCGCTGAACACATTCCCCTGCGCCGACGGGGTGAACAGTCCGCCCCAATTGATGCTGCCGAAAGCCTTGGCGAGCGGCCCGGTGATGTTCTGCTCGACCTGGGCCTTGATGATCATGCGCGCGAAAGCCTCGCCCACGGCCTCGATGTTGGCCTGTGCGCCCATGGCCCAATCGGTGATGGCATCTGCCATGCCGTCCAGCGCCTTCTTGGTGGCCTCCTTCCACTGCGACGCGGCGTTGCTGGCAGCCTCGGCGTACTCGATGAACGCCAACTTGGCCCCGTCGCTCCCGGCCTGCGAGATTTCGAGCATCTTCCGGGCTTCCACTTCCGCGAGCAGGGTCTTGTCCTGAACCACCTTCCGGTAGTTCGACATTTCGCGGTCGAGAATGCGGGCCTGCAAATCCTCCCGGTTCTTCAGCAACCCGGCTGCCATCTGGTAGAACTGCTGTTCCACCTGCATGTTGCGCTGGGCGGTGGTTAGGTGGATGCGCTCGACCTCAAGCGCCACCTGTTTTTCCACCTCCTCGCGGGAGCCTACCTTCTCCCAGTCGCGGCGCTTGTTTTCGAGTTCGGCCAGGGCACGTGCGCGGTCGATCTCGGACTTGTCGAGGTTGCCCCCGGCCTGAGCCGCCACCTCGTTGCGCAAGAACGAAAGCTCGGTCTCCCGGTCACGCCCTTGGTCAAGGAACGCCTTTCGGGCGCTGCGATACTCCTGAATCGTGGCAAAGCCCTTGGCGAACGCTTCCTCTGCCGCAGCCTTGAGGCGTTCCATCTCCGGCGTGACCGAGCCGATGTCCTTCTTCCACTTCTCGAAATTCTTGCTGAACCGAAGCTGCGCGGCCTGCGCCTCATCGCCGGTGATGCCTGCCAGCGCCTCGTTGACCTCGCGCAGCGCAGCAGCCGCGCGCCCCGCCGCCGCAGCCTCGTTCTTGCCCACGGAGGCAAGCTGCCGGTCGCGTTCCCTGGCGGCCTCGGTGAGCTTGCCCTCCCAATAGTCCGTGCTTTCCCCCGCATCCCGGAGGCGTTCGATGACACGGGTGATGGCGGTCTCGGTCTCGTTGTAGGAATCGTTGATCTTCTGGATTTTCGCAGCGTCCGTGTCCTTGAGAAAGGCGTTGGCAGCCTGCCGTGCCTTGCCCAGGGCGGCATCGAGCGCTTCGGCGGCGTTCGTCTGGTCGGCAAAGGCCCCGTCGCGCTGCCGGTTCCCGGCGGCGATTCGAGCCAGGTAGGCGTCGATCTGCTCCTGCGCGTAGCCCTCCGTTCGATCCCCGGTCATGGGGTCGTAGCTGACGCGCTTGGTGATGCCCGCTTTCTCCATGGCTGCGATGGTGGCCGCCCGTTGGGCGTGAGCCTCCATCGCGTCGGACGCCCCCTTCAAGGCATCCTTCACGGCGTTGATCCCGGCCACCATGGCGTCGGTCTGGCTGGCGCTGGCCTTGAACCGCTCCCACTCGGTGGAGAGCCCGCTGGTCGCCTTCTGCGCCTCGGAAGCCCCGCCGGTGTATTCGGTCCGCAGCACGCGGGCGAGCTTCGGCAGCAGATCGTCGGCAGTCACCCGGCCCTGCTCCAGCAGCTTGTCGAGCTCGGCGGTGGTCAAGCCCATGGCCTGTGCCGCGAGACGGAACGCGCCGGGCAGCCGTTCACCAAGCTGGCCCCGCAATTCCTCGGCCTGCACCTTGCCCTTCGAGATCATCTGCCCGATGGCGAGGTAGATGCCCTGCATGTCCGCCTGCGACAGGGACAGCGCGGCCCCTGCCTCGGACACGGCCGTGAAGATTGCGTTCATGTCGGCTTCAAGGGCGGTGCCCTTGCCCGACGCGAAGAAGGTCTTGGCCGATTCGGCAGTGGAGCGGAACTCAAGCCCGAGGCGCTGGGTGGTCTCGTAGATGAACTGAAGTTGCTGGCGGGCGGCGGACGTGGAACCGTAGATGGTGCTGTAGGCCCGGTTCAGCCTCTCCACCTCCATGGCCGCCCTGAAGGTGGCCATGGCTGCGGCACCCACCGCCACGCCAGCCGCTGCCACGTGAGGAGTAAACGCCATGGCCGCAGTGCCGGCCATGCGCAACGCCCCACTCGCGTCGCCCAGTTCAAGGCGCAGGCGGGCCATTTGCAGCGAACTCGCACCCGTGCTGCGCTGGATATTGGCGAAAGCACGCTCGGCAGCCTGCGAAGCGGACTGGCGCACCATGGAGGCGGCCAGTTCATCCATGCGCGAGCGGCTAACCCCGGCCTTGCTCGCAAGCTCGTCCAGGTTCTTGCCCAGCCCTGAGAAGGAATTGCCCGAGGCGGTGGCGCTCCGGGAGGCCACGGCAAGGGACGATGTGAGCTTGGTCAGGTTGCCCGACATCGCGCGCGGAGACAGCGCCCCGTTGATGGCGTCCGACATGGCCTGTCCCTGCTCGCGCGCAAGGGCCTTCATACGGTCCAGATCCGTCTTGAGCCCCTCGTACGTCAGGCGAACAGGCACGTAGATGCCGGGTATCTTCCTCGCCACCGTTACTCCCCGAACAGCTTCTCGATCGCTTCGTCGTCGTTGGCGAAGCCGGTTTCCTCCCGACGCCGCCGAATGGCGCAGAACGCCATCCATTCGGTGAACTCGGCACTGCTCATGCGCCGCAGCATCTCACCGACCGTCATCCCCAGTTCAAGCGCGAGGGAGAAGGCGAATGCCCTCTCCCCGCGCGCTAGGAGTTTTTTTCGGCCTCCTCCACGGCCCCGGCGTGCAGACCGTTGAGCCGGATGGCTTCCTGCAACAGCCGGTCGATCACTTCGGGGTTCTTGCGGCCAAGGGTGGTGTCCGCGTCCTCGGGCGCGAACAACGGCGCGCCCTCGTCATCCACCAGGCAGAGCGCGAGGAACTCGGCGTTGCTGATCTCCACGCCGCCGTTCTCGTCGGTCCCGCGCTTGGCGAGGTTGTCGCGGGCGGCAGCGCTGAACCCGCGCAGCGTCACCTGGCCGCCCCACTCCGGCACGTCCACGACTGCCGTGGGCAAGTCCTGCGCTTTCAGGATGTCATCTCTCGTCAGGCCCATGATCTGCTCCTTAGGCGGCGAGGCGCGTCACCTTGCCGGAAACCTTGATGGTCAGGGAGAACCGCTGCACGTTGTTGGTTTCCCAGTTGAGGGGCAGCGACTTCACGTAGCCAGAGAAACCCCACTTGGTTCCGGCCGACGTGACCACCTGCCAGTTCTGCACCTCGCCGCTACCCAGCAGATCGAGCAGAGCCAGATGCTGGGCGTTGGTGTCGTCCCAGATACCCTCGGCGCTGAACGAACCGTAATCGGCCAGACCCGGCGCATACTCCTTGCCGTCCGACTCAAGGTCGGTCACGTCGATGTCGTCTTTGGAAATGCCGTCGATGGAGAGCTTGGTCAGGCCGGGCAGTGTGGTGAACACCTCCGGTTCGGCACCGTCCCCGAGCTTGAGCACGGAGCCCTTCGACAGCGTGTACTTCTTGGCCATGGTGAACCCTCCGGGCTACGCCCACACGATGAAGTCCATGGAAACACGGCAAACACGCGCCTCCTCGTCCGAGAGGTCGCGGTCCTCGTCCAGTTCGGCGGCGAACTCGGCACCGGCCATCACGCCGCGCACCGCCTTCGCCAACCGCTTTGCCTCGGGATAGGTCTTGGCCCAGGCGTCGATCTGGATGCTGATGCGCTCGCACGGGGCCTCCCCATCCAGAACCGCCTCCGGGGCCCCGCTCACCCGCTGATAGGTGATGAACGGCAACGGCGCGCCCTTGGGCGCGGACAGCGGGAAGATGCGCCGGGACACGATTCCGGCCACGCCCGCATCCGCCGCAAGGGCGGCCTGCATCACCTGCTCGAAATCAACCCCGCTCATCGTAGGCACCCCCGAGACGGGCCTGAATCTCATGCAGGGCGGCCCGCACACGCCTGTCCCGCGCCGGACGCAGGAAGGGATGCGCCGGGACATGCCCCACGGTCCGGCCGTTCGCGTCGATCATGGCGTGTCCGAACTCCACGAGGTGCGCATGCGGCGCGCGAGCGACAACGATGTAGCCGCCTCCCTCGAACTTGGACTTCTGGGCCTTGATCGACTTGCGCAGTTTCCCGGTCTTGTCGGCGAATGCCGCCGTGTTTCGGGCGTCGGACGCGATGAGCTCTGCAAGCATCGCAAGCTCGGGATCGAGCATCGCGCGCACCTGCTCGGCCACGGCATCGTCCGGGATGTCCACGGTCACGGAACTCACGGGAATGAGCGGCATCAGTTCATCTCCTTGCACATCAGGTGCATCTCGCCCCCATCAAGGGACAGCACCGCGTCGATGGTCAGCACCCGCGCGCCGAACGACACCCGCATGTCGGCCCGCACGTCGCTCCGGCTCCGGATGCACACCCGGTGCGTCACCTCGGACTGTGCCTGCGCCGCCGCAAAGAACTCACGCCCGGCAATCGGCTCCACAGCGGCCCACACGGTGGCCACGTCCTGCCATTCCGTGGCGTCCGCCCCGCCCCATTCCCCCGGCTGGTGCATGGGGGCCTGGAGCGTGATGCGGTGACGCAGCAGTCCGGCGCGCATGGTCAGGCTCCCACCATCACGTAGGGGTCGAGCAGGCAGTCCACAAAGTCGCGGGTCATGCGGGTCACCAGCGTCCCGGTGATGAAGGTTTCGCGCTGGGCATACAGCCCACCGATGCGCACCAGCATCCACTGCCGGATTGCGTGGGGCGTCGTGGCCCGAGCGTTCTCCTCATCTCCTTCCACCGGCCAGCCCGCTTTCACGCGCACCGTCACCTCGGCCCCATCGGGAAAGCCCGGCAGTGGCGTGAACGTCCCCCGCACGGGATGCTCCTGCGGGGACAGACCGGAGGGGACTAGGGAATAGAGTCCCCGGTCCACCTCCGCCCCGTCCACGGTCACGGCCTCCACCTCACGCACGGGAGCAAGAGACAGGAGCACCGGGCTCACCAGCGGGCCGGGCATGGTGATCCTCCAGGACGAATCCACAAAGACCCGCCCGGTCAGCGTCTCGCCTTGCTCCCGCACCGCGACGATGAGCGCGGTCAACAGCGCGTCATCCTCGGAGACCTCCACCCGGCAATGGGCCTTGGCCTCGCCGAGGGTTACGGGCTCGATGCGGGGAGCGGCGACACGGCGGATGATCATTTCTGCTCCTGCCCCCCGGCGGGCTTGCTGTTCTTGGCGTCTTCGGCCACGACACCGGCGGCCCTGGCCTGCGCGGCAACCTCGTCGTCCACCTTCACGACACCAGCGGGGTAGTCCTCGGGCCAGCATCCGTTGCGCCAGTAGCGGAACGATTCTTTCAGCGTGATCTTCTGCATGGGGTCTCCTGTGCGGCCGGGGCCTCTCGATCCCGGCCTTTACCGTTACGCGGCCAGCTTCAGGAGCTTCACGGCCTGGGAATCCGCCAGCATGCTCCCCACGCGCTTCGTGGTGTAGAAATGCACGTAGGGCTTGTTGGTGAACGGATCGCGCAAGCTGCGGATGCCGATGCGGTCGATGATCCAGAAGCCGCGCCAGTAATTGCCGAAGGCGATGGGGATGGCACCGGCCCCGATGTCGGGCATGTCCTCGTTCTCGGTGACCCCGTAGCCAAGCAGCATGGCGGGCTGGCCAGCCTGGAGGCTCGGCGACCAGATGTAGTTGCCCTCGGCGTCCTTCCACTTCCGCACCGTGGCCTGCGTCTTCCCGTTCATCATGAACGTGGCGCCGGACCGGTGCCCCTTCTTGAGGGTGTAGATGAGGTCGATCAGGTCATCGGCAGGATTCACGTCGGCGGTGCGGGCCTTGAAGCCACCGGCAACGCCCGTGGTCAGGAACTGGAGCGTGCCGAAGTCGCGTTCGCTGTCGGGTTCCGCGCTCTGGGGGTAGGCCAGAAGCCCCTTGGGCTTGTTGGCACCGTCACCGTGGATGAAGGCCGCGCCTTCCTGCTCCGCAAACTCGGTCACGATGTCCGCGCCCAGTTCGGCCTCGACGTTGTAGAACAGGTCGTCGAGGGCCTTCTGGGTAACAGCCGGATTGGCGTAGACTTCGCCCATCACGGGCTTGAGCTCGGCCAGAGTCGGCGTGCCGGTTTCCGGGCGAGCGGACTTCTCACCCACCCAGCCCGAAGCCGTACCGCCGAGGTTCACCAGCTTGCGGTACTCCTCGGTCCCGATGGTCACGACGCGGCACACCTGGCGCATGGGGGACTCGTCGCGCAGGAGGCGCGTGATCTCCTTGTCCTGCTCGATCGGCAGCGCGTAGCCGCCATCGGCGGGGGTGCCGACGCTGATGGCCTTGGCCTCGATCTCGGCCAGGCCGGTCTCGTCACCCTTGCGCGCCCAGCGGTTCCACGCCGCCTTGTGCTCGGCGTGAAGCTGGGCTTCCTCGTCGCCGCCCGCACCGGGGCGGTTGGCCTTCTTGGCCAGGTCGTCCAGTTCCTTCCCCAAGCGGGAAAGTTCGGCGTTGGCCTTCTCGACCTTGGCTTCGAGTTCCGAGACGGCCTTGCCTTCGGCCATGGCCTTCAGCCGCTCATCGTTGGCCTTCTTGAACTCCTCGAAGGCCGTCCCCTGCTGTTCGAGCAGGCGCTTGATTTCCTCGCTCATACTTTGTCTCCGCTACGCCCGGAGGGCGTCGATGTTCCGCCGCACCATGGCGGCAAGTTCGTCAACGTCGCCTTCCTCAGCGTCCCGCAGAGGCAAGCCCTTGAAGCCATCCGCAAGGATGAGCTTCGCCTGTTTCCTCGAAAACCCGGCTTCTCGCAGGGCAAATTCCGCTTCCCGGATGGTGGGGCACTCGCCGTCGCTCTTGACCCCGGTGACCCGAGCCTTTCCGTTGGCCGGGAAGGTCACGAGGGACACCTCGACAAGTTCGATGGCGGTGAGGGTGCGCCGGGGCTCTTCCGGCTTCGACCGCGCAACCCATTCCTTGGCGATGTAGCCGATGCTCATCCCGTTGATGGCCGGGCGCGGCTTCATCTTCATCAGCGTGTAGATTTCCCGACCGCGCGGCGTGTCGGCCAGCGTGCCCTCCACGTAGAGCCCGTGCCCGTCCTCGCGGATTTCGGTCCACACGCCGACCGGCGTGAAGTCGTCGGCCCCGATGCCCCACCCGCCGTGCTGGAGGAGCATGGCGGGCCACACGCCCGAGGTCTTGAACTCCGCGATGGTCTTGGTGAACGCGCCCTTGGCGATCACATCACCGTAAGCGTCCATGTTCCCGAACACCGCGCCATACCCGCTGAACGTCATGGAGGCGGTATCCTGGCCAGCGCCCTCGGCGAGTTTCAGGTCGAGCAGGCCGAAGCTAAGCCTTTCCATCGCTTCCCTCCGTGCGTTCCGGCGCGGAGCCGGGTTCCACCATGTTCAGCGGCACCCGGTATTCGTCGCCGCCCTCATAGGGATTCATGTCTTCAAGCTCCCGGATGTCGTTGGGGGACAGAGCACCCACCCCGTAGAGCCGAGTGTAGAATTCCGCACGGTCCCGCGCGGCCCCGCGCATGAGGCCGTTGGCATTGAACCGCAGGTAGTACCCCTTTGCCCTTTCCTCCGCCGTCAGCAGCTTCTGCGTGCCGCTCTGCTCGATGCAGGTGTACCAGGGGCCAAGGGTATGCACGCCGTGCTGGAGGAACATCTGTTCGGCGCTGGCGTAGGTGCTGGCCTTGTCGTAGTGGCCGACCATGATGGGCAGCACGCCAAAGGCCCGGCAGACCTCCTCGACCTGGTGCCGTCGGGTTTCGAGGAACTGGGCCTGATCGTTGGGCGACACGAGGGGAAACCACTTCATGCCGCCGCCGAGGATCGCGGTCTTGAAGGCGTTCTCGTTCCCACCGTGGGCCGACTGCCAGGCCTCGCGCAGTTCCTTGCGCTGCTCCAGCGTCAGGTTGATTTCCGTCGTGAGCAGGCCCGACATCCGGGCTCCGTTCTTGAAAAGGCGGGCACCGTGTTCTTCCGTGGCCAGGGCAAGCCCGATGGCCTCGCGCGCCTGCCGCACACCATCAAGTCCGCACACCCCATCCCAGGACAACCAGCGGAGATGCCACATGTCCGCCGCAGGCACCCGCACCCGCTTTCCGTCCTTGGTCGAGAGGTCGTAGGTGAGCTCCCACCCATTGCGCGTGACGGTCACGGAGCCCGGCTGGTACGGCAGCATCTCGACGATGCGGTCGCCCACGCGGTTCAACCAGACGAAGGCGTTGCCGGTCAGGCTAAGATGCAGTCCGAGCATGTGCCGGAATTCGAAGCTGGTCTGGTACTCGTTGGGGCCATGGGCCACGAGGGAGAACAGCGGGTGGGCCGACGCCTCCATTCGTGTCCGGCCATCCGCCCGGTAGAGCTTGAACGGCACCTGTGCGAGGCCGTTGGCGATGACGCGGGCGCAAGCGAGCACCGCAGTGCATTGGATGGCCGTAGCCGCCGTCACGTGGACGCCGCTCTTGGCCAAAACCCCACCCAGCACCTCCGCCAACAGGTCGTAGGAGGTCATGCGGACGCCCTTCCCTTCGCGCCGGAACAAGCGGGACAACCAGCCCATCACCAGACCTCCGCGAAGATTTCCGGTTCCTCGGCGGGGGCGGCCAGGGCACGCCCAACCGCCATGATCAGGGCAACGGCGCCGTCGATCTTGGAGCTCTCGCGCTCCTTGGTCGGGTAGAAGTATTTCACCGGCCCGCCGCCGCGCGCCTGCTTGAGCACCACGTTGCCCATCATCCACGTGAGCACCGGATCATCGGCATGCCGGATGGTACGGGCGGCGATGCGCGCTTCGAGCTCCTTCATGGGTTCGCTCAGGTTGCCCGGCCCCTGCGTCACCTCCACGATGTCGAACTTGGCCCAGCGGGCTACCCGATCCATGAGGAACGTCGCTTCGCGCGGGTCGTAGCCGATGGCCTTCACGTCCAGCAGGTCGGCCCATGCGCGCATGTCGTCCTCGATCTGGCCGAAGTCGGTACGTGCCCCGTCGGAAACGGTGAGCGCACCCACATCACGGAACGTCCGGTAATGGGCGTTCTGCGGCTTCTCAACGGTATCGCTAGGCAGGTAGTGCCGGGCGAACACCCGCAGCAGTTCGCCATCCTCGACCACGGCCAGGAGGGAAGCCACGTCGGTACGGCTGGCGAGATCGAGTCCGAGCCAGGCCCGGTGCCCGGCGAAGTCCTCGATGCGCATGCCGGGGGCCGCGCACTCTGCCCACTTCACCATGTCGGTCCACGCCTGCCCCGCGTTCATCCACTTGTTCAGGTGCTTGCACAGGATGATGTTGCGGCGCGCCGGGCTGGTCATGGCTTCCCGGTAGCGGGCGCGCAGGTAGTCCTCGTGCAGGCTCACGCCAAAGTTCGGGTTGGCCTTGCGCCACACCGCGAAGTCCTTCCAGTCGTCGGACTCGTCCACGCCGAACATGATCACCAGCACGGTCGGATCGAGCGCGCCTGCCTCCAACTCCTTGGCCAGTCGGTCCCGGTGTTCGTAGCAGGGAGCGGAGGTATCCACCCCCGCCGTGGTGATGACCACCAGCAGGGGTTGCGTACGCGCGCCCATGCCGGTCTTCATGGTGTCGTAGAGGTCCGGCGTCTTGTGCTCGTGGAACTCGTCCACGAGAGCCCCGTGCGGACTGGCCCCATCACCGGGCTTGCCCACCACTGCCTCAAAGCGGCTGGCGCTCGCCAACTGGTAGATGGTGCCGGGGTTCTTCTCCGTGCCACCAAGGTCGATCCCGAAATGCTCCCGGTAGGCGTGGTTCCGCAGGGTCATCATCCACGCGGGCCGGAAGACCTCCAGCGCCTGGTCGAGCGTGGTGGCCCCCGAGTAGACCTCGGCACCGGGTTCCGAGTCGGCTACCAGCAGGTAGTTGCCGATGATGGCTCCGAGCATCGACTTGCCGTTCTTGCGCGGTATTTCGGCGTAGAGTTCCCTGAACCGGCGCAAACCATCCTCCCGGACCCACCCGAACAGGCAGCCCAACAGGAAGACTTGCCACTCCTCCAGGCGCACCCGCTGCCCAGCCCACTTTCCTTTGACGTGGACCATATTCTCGGCGAAGGCGCAGACCCGGTTGGCCTTCTCGGCAGAGAACGCATAGGGGCTTCCGCCTCCCTCGACCGCTGCGAGGTCGGACAGGTGCCGCTTGCAGGCTAACACAACCCGCCTGCCCGCGACGGCCTTCCCGGCCACCACGGCATGCGCGTATGCATGCACCCGCTCCGCGTAGCTCTTGGCGCGCTGCCTACCCACCGAATGCCCCCCACGGGTTCTCGTCGCTCTGCCCCTTCTGCGGACGGCCCACGCGGCCAATCGACGCGGGGGTAAGCCCGAACTCGGCGGCCAGCGATTGCGCATGCCTGCGCGCCTCGTTCAGCATGGCCACCTCCGGATAAGGCCGACACATCACGTCACCCTGCGCGGTGGTCGTGGTGTACGAGCGACCGTTCTCGCGGATGAACCGCTCAAGCTCCTCGATCTCGGCAAGACGGGCGGCCAGCAGTCCCAGCGTTTCCTCGAAGGTCTCGGAGGCCAGCCCAAGCGGCGAGAGCTTGGCGCAGAGCACTCCGAACCACACCAGCGCCCGCCCCGAAAGGAACGCAGGGGCGTTCGCCACCACCGCCGATGGTTCAGGCGCGGCCTCGTTTGCCCGGTCCTTGCGGAACGTGCCCTGGAGCACCTTCAGGGTACGTGGTTTCTGCTTCCGTCCTGTCGCCACTTTTGGTCCTCAGTTTTGACATCGCGCGGAATCGGGAGACCACTCCGGTCTACCGGTTGCCCACTCAAAGATTTACCCTCCCCCTCCCCTTGGCCGCCCGCCGTCCTCGCGGTTGGTCTTGGCGGTGTGACACCGGTGGCAAAGGGGTTGGAGGTTCGCCATGTCGTCTGTTCCGCCGCGCGCCCTGCTCACGATGTGGTCAACGTCGGTGGCAGGTACGAGGTGGCCTTGGGCTGCACAGGCACGGCAGAGCGGCTCCTCGCGGAGCACTTGGGCGCGGATGGCCCGCCATGCCCGGCCATAGCCACGTGCGGCAGCGCTTCCCCTTGCCTTGTCCTGCTTGGCCTCGCGTTCAGCCGCTCGGACTCGCGCCGCTTCGGCGTGCGGTGGGCAGTAGCCCGAGGCGTCGCGGGTCAGGGCCCGGCAACCGGGATGCCGACAGGGCTTGAGGGGCCGGAGGGTGCTCATGTGCGCCTCCTAGCCTCCCGCTTGCATCGCTCTTCGGCGAGGGTGCTGTAGGTGGTGTCGAGGCCCCATGGATGGGGGCCGATAGGACACTGGTGTCCTATCAGAGCGGACACGGGTGTCCTCTCCACTATTCCACCTCTCTTTCCACCCTCCGGAGGGCTTGCAGCCCTCAGCACAGAGGAGCGCCCTGTGCGCTGGGAGACGAAGAGTCCGGAGACCACAAGTGTGGCCACAGCGCGCCGGACGGTCCTGACGGTGACCCCGCAGAGTTCCGCCAGCCTGGCTTGGGAAATTCGTGCGCGCCCGGAGCGCGCATCGAGCGAGAGCGCCAGCACGAGCCCGACGAGCCGTTCGGTTGGCGTCAGGGCTGCCGCAAGGATGCGGCGCTGGAGTGCGAAGGTGTCTGTGCATGGGCGTTCGCTCGTCATGTTGGCAGGGGCGGGTTGTTGTTGCCTTCGGGCGTGGCCCCGCCCCTGTGCCCCACGGCTCCGCGCACCAACGCAGCCCGTGGCGGCGGCCCGAGAACTATTCCTCGTTTCCCCCGGTCTTGCCGGTGCCCGTCCGGCTTCCGAGGAGTGCGCCAATCACCTCGGCAATCCGTCCCTGCAATGCATCCAGCACGGCACCGCCGGAGTACGCGGAGACAGACGCGCATGCGACGCGGGCCGTCTCCGGTAGCGATGTCAGGTCCACCAGCATCAGGTTGGTCACAACCCCGGCGAAGAGGGCGACGACGATGGAGCAGAACCAGCCCCACAGGCTTTTCTCTCCACACTTGGCTGCGCGGGCCATGCCTCCGGCCACGGAGAGGGCCAGCACGAGCCACATGCTGGTGAGCCAATCCTTGATCTCGTTCATTCGGTGCCCGCCCATTTCCGCATCCCCGCCTTGTCGGCATTGCACCTGCCCAGGGCCGCTCGGCTGTCCTGCGCGTAGTCCAGCAGGTCACCATTGGTTGCCCCGTCCCAAACGGGCGGGTCGGGTGTCGGAGTCTCCTGCATGAGCGTGGCGGGCGGCGTGAGCCTGACGGTTTCGGGCACGGCCACGACCTCCCGCCTATTCGCGGAACAGGCCCCGCACAGCATCAGGCAGAGGCACAGCGTTCCAATCGCGTACGGTCTGGTCATTGCGCAGGGCCTCCTGCCACGTCCGACGGTCAGCGACCCGTCGGGCGTTGATGTCGTTGATGCGCTGATCCCGCTCGGCAAGGAGCGTGTCCCGCTTGGTGATCTCGGATTCCATGGCCTTGAGCGAGGTCGCGTAGGCGGCATTGGACGCCCGGAGGGTCTCCGCAGTGCTCTGCGCCTCGGAAAGTTCGGCCCGGAGCGCCCTGATCTGCATTTCGCGGATGTAGAGCGCCCCGCCGAGAGCGGCGACAACAAGGGCCACCGTACCGGCTGCTAGGAGCTTGCGACTCAGGCTGCTGGGCAAAAGCGCCATGGCTAGGCCCTCTCCACCGCCATGCCGACCCCGCGCCCGATGGTGGCCGTGTCATAGGGGTGCTGGCCGTTCTCGTGCCGGATGATGCAGGCGACGAGGGTGGGCAGCACATCGGCTACGACAATGGGATCGTCAGGGCCGACGCCGAGACGCTCCGCGACGTGGCGGATGTAGGCTTCGGTGTTGTTCTCGGTCGGGGGTGCCCAGCGCGAGATGATCTGCCGGACCGTCTTGAGCCCGTGCTTGCGCTGGTAGTTGAGCAGGATGACGGCCATCGCACGGATGCCGTCTTCGGGCGTGGCGAACGTGCAGAAGTCGGGATCGCCCTGGATCGGGGCGAGTCCCTTCCACTTGTCACCGTGGCGGATGTTGCCGGGGTTGTTGTTGCGGATGCCGCGCGGGATAGCCATGGCTACGCTCCTGTTTGGAAGAAGCGTAGCGCGGGGAGGCGGGAGAGAGGCAAGGAAAGGAGAGTTGGAAACCCCTGTTTCCAACCACAAAACAGGAGACCCCCTTAACGGGGGGCCACGCATAGTTTTTTAGACATTGTTAATCTTCCATCTCAAGCACACGGTACTCTCCTGCATCGCCATCGTACACTTCAACTTCAACGCCATATCTCGTAGCGCGCACGTCTTCTACATCAACATCTTTATATTGCCCATCGGAGTAATCATAAATTTCTATGGTTTCTCCAGGGCGCACCAAGTTCCCCTTGTCAATCTCAACGTCCGCTCCTCGCTCTTGATCATACCCACTCCACGCATGGGCAACTCCTCCCCAAAAAATCACCATTACCATCGCAAGTAACATGTTACGCATATTTTACACTCCCTTGCCGAGGAGATACCAAACCTTCCCCGCAAAACGAAGCCCTTTATAGCGTTGGGAGTTGTGGGGTGATATTGAGTGGAGACGTCCACCGAATCCACTCGCCCTGAACCTGTTCCCGTCGATCTCCCACGCCCCCACACCCAGGACACGTATAGGTCACGTCCCTGTCGTCAGGCCCAGCTGGGCGTGTCTTCAGGACAAGCAACAGCGTCCCGCACTCCGGGCACCGCACGCCATTCCTCGGCCTCGCCATCAGCACTTCCTCCCGGCGCTCGCGCGCTTTCAGGTTTACCACTCTTTTTCCATACCCTGGCTTGACAGACTGAGCCTTCCCTCATAATTTAACGCTACACGGTAAACGCTGGACGGCAAATGATAGCTTCATTCCGCTGCAAAGAAACGCAGGCGCTCTTCGAGGAGGACGCGCCAAGCAAAAAATTTGGGAGCATAGCCAATCCTGCCCGCCGCAAGCTCGATATGCTTGCGGCGGCGACGCGCTTGGAAGACCTACGCTCTCCACCCGGCAATCGCTTAGAGGCCCTCTCGGGCAATCGCCAAGGACAACACAGCATCAGAGTCAACGACCAATGGCGAATCTGTTTTGTCTGGCTTGCTGGGTCAGCGCACAACGTTGAAATTGTAGACTACCATTAATGGAGGATGCCATGCGCATACGCACGCACCCCGGCGAAATACTGCTTGAAGAATTTCTTAAGCCTTTAAACATGACACCGCACGCATTATCTGTCGAAATACGCGCTTCTGCAACGCGCATAAACGATATTGTACGCCTGAAAAGAAACATTACAGCTGACACAGCCACTAGGCTTGCAAGGTTTTTTGGAACAAGCTCAGAATTCTGGATGAACCTTCAGGCTGCATATGACATATCAATAGTCGAGCATGAAAAAGAAGAAGAACTCTCTAAAATAATACCGCACACAGCACGTGAGATTGAGGCCCACACCACAGCCTATAAAGATCACGTCGCGTGGGAAAAGCCCAGCCACGCGAAAGAAACCGAAACAATAGAGTTGTACCGAGGCCTGCTCGGACAGATGCAGAGAACCATCCCTCTACCGACGAGTATCCAAAGCAATACCTGCGGGCTACAGCGTCCATTGGCTGCCTAGCACACGGATTACAAATGGAAATTAAGAATACCAGAAAGCCGCCCGTGGAAATCTCGGCCCACTTCTTTACTGAGGTCGAGGTTATCGCTGACGCCTCTGCAATCTCGGACATCAATGCCCGGAAACCAATTGGATATGAATTTAAACGAGATGTAGAGCTCGCCCCCCCAATACAGGGTTCAGAAGACTTCCTGGTGACTCTCACTGTTTGGACAGAAGAAGCAGAAGACATGATAAAGGCGTATAATGTCAGGGTTAAGGTTGTCGGCTTCATCAAAGTCGGCAACGAGGTACCCGAAGCAGAACGCCAAGGCATTGCAGCATGCATAGGAGCTTCTCTTCTGTACAGTGCAGCGCGAGAATATATATACACCCTGACCCAACGCGGACCGTATCCTCCAATATATCTCCCCACGGTCTCTTTCCTCCCCAATGGAGATGCACCAAGCGATCAACAGGAAGCGCCACAACTCCCCTCATCCATCTGAACATCTACAGGCCCCACCTCGGTGGGGCTTTTGATTACCCGCCCCTCCTCAACTCGCATTCCTAAATGCGCCTAGAACCTCTCCACGTCCCACTCACCGCGCTTGCCAGGCTTCACGGCCACGAATGTGAACCAGGGCTTCTGCTTGGCCGCGACCTTGATCTTCACACGGGCATCGTCTTCCCAGTGCCCCTTCACCTCGTGAAGCTCGACAACGCCACTCGCCCGGATCACGAGAAAGTCGGGCGTGTAGAACGTCTTGTCGGCGAGCCGCAGCTTGAGCCCCTCGTAGTCCCAGCCCACGATCTTGCCCGCCCGTTCGAGGGCGGCCAGATACTCGGCATACCGGGCCTCGGTCTGGTTCATCCCCTCGTTGCGGTAGGTCCGACCAGGCGCGGGAAGCCGCCCCTTGGCCTTCACCGGCGCCGGGACACCTGCCGGGCGCTGCACGGATGGCGCTGTCTGCACCGGCGCACGGTTGCGCATCCACTTCTCCAGCCCCCCAGCCGCCTTGATCTCTGCTGCGCTGACCGTGCTCATCGTGCGACCCCCGCCAGGGCTTCGGCGCGTGCCCGCTCGTGTTCCGGCCGCTCCTGCCAGTCCACGCCGCCACGCTCGAAGGCCCGCACCGCGCGCGGCACCGGCCCGCCATGGTTGCCCCTGTCCGGGTAGAGCCCGAGGCGTTCGCGCTCGAAGGCGACGGTGCCGCCCACGTAGCCGCGCGGCATGACCATGAGTCCCAGCGCCTCGATGTCGCGTCGGGTCTCCCCGTTGCCGCCGGGATGGCACCGGCACCGGCGGACCAGGCGCTGCCACGTCTCCGTTCCGGTGCGCGGATCGCGGGCCGGTGCCCAGGCGAAGATCACGCCCGGCACATCGCATTCCGGGCAGCAGCGGGAATCGCTGACCACCTGCTCGGGGTGGTTGGCCTGCCACTCCTCCCACAGCACGCGGATAGCCTGGCCGAGGTTGCGCGGCAGCGTGGCGCCGTCGAGCAGACGCTGCCGAATCCACTCCAGCGGTGGCCCCGACGGGACATGCCCGCACTGCTCGAACCAGATGTCGCGGGAACGCTCGCCGGGTGGGTTGCACCCGAACCCCGCGTAGACATCGCTGACCAGCGCCTCGAATGCCGTCCGGCCCATGTTCTTTGGCGTTGCCTTGCTCATGCCCGTACCTCCGTCTGCTCTGCTTCTCTGGCCAGCCTGGCCTCATAGTCGGCGGTGTTGATCTCGTGGAACGACTTGCCCCGCAGGTTGGCGTACGGGTCCGGCGACCGTGGCGGCTTATTGAGCCAAAACCGCCCTGCGAGGAACTTCTGGGGCGACGGGATGAACCGCCCGCCCTCCTTGGCCCACTGCTCGCTGCCCTCCCACTCGGACAGGGCATCGAAGAGCCGGGGGAGGCCGGGGTACGCCCTGGCCTTCTTCATGGCCAGCCACGACGGCAAGACGGCGTAGATCGGCTGCCGGGCCCGCTCAGGGTAGGCGTCGAGGAACTGCTCAAGCTCGATGTCCGGGACATGGCGAGGCGGCTCTGGCGCATCAGGCTCTTCGGGAGGGAGAGAATCGACCGGCCCCAACCCGTCTCCACCCCCCAACGGGGGGTAGGGGGGGGCTTATCTCCTTCTGTCTCTGTATCTGTCTCTGTATCTTTGGTCCGGAGCGGCTCCGGAGCGACTCCGGAGTTCTTGACCTTCTTCCTCGACCATTCGTCGCGGTATTTCAGTATGTTGGGGATATCGATGGTGAGTGAGTTTTCGGAAAATTCCGCCGAGAAAATTCCAATTTTCGAGCAAATTTCAGCGAAATTCCGCAGTTTTTTCGGAGAAAACCCGGTGATTTTCCGCCAAAACGCAACCGGATAGGTCAGCGCGGTGCGATTGCTCCCGGCCTCGATTTGCCCGGCGATTGTCTCCAGGATGAGCCAATAGAAGCCGTACCCCTCAAGTCCGAGCTCGGACACGAGGCGCGCCATTTTCTCGTCTTGATGCGCACCGGTGAGATGCTTGAACCACCTCATGACAGCCACTCCTTGGTCACCAGCCGTGACCCTAGCCCCCGCGTCCTGCGTCTCATCTCATCCTCTTCCGCGCCGTGTCGGCGCATCCGGCCACGGTGCCCAAAGGTCACCATGGACAAGAGCCAACCATTCGTCGCGGCACAACCACAACCGCCCAGCGGATGGGAGGGAGTACAGCCGGGCCGCGCCAGCCAGCACCCTTCCGCCCCGTTCAAGCAGCACGCTCTGACCCACTTCGGGCAATGTGCCCGGCGTGCCGTCGTACCGCGTCCACGTGAGCGTCGTTTCCAACTTCATGACTATCCTCGCATGTCCGACCCCGGATTTCCGGAACCAGCGCAAGCTATGCAAACGAATTGCGCCCAGCCAAAATTTACTGAGGCTCTTTCTCGGCTACCACGCACCGACCCAGTGGCATTGCAGAACTTTGCCCGTTAATTCTCACACGCATCTCTGCCCTGCCGAATAGCTGTGACCTTGCCGCACGTCTTTTAGCGACGGCGAAAAAAAACGCCTTCCTACCGGACAGGGTGCCCCCCTCTCCCCCTCCCCTCCGGCTCCTGCCCCCTCCTCCCCCAGCAACGGGTCTTGCACCACTCGACGTGCAGCCACTGCCAGGGTGGCTTGGTGAAGGGGCACGGGCGCAGGTGGGGATAGCGGAGATACGCGGCGCGGGCAGCCTCCGGCGTCGTGTAGCCGATCTGCTCGGGCGACTTGGGGCGGTAGGGGCATCCACAGGGCACGCCCTGAGCATCGCCCCGCGCAGGGGAGCGACCAACCCCGGACGCACGCAGGCTTGCCACCCCTGCATCGCAGTGCCGGGAACCACCCGCCAATGGGACTTCACGCTGCCCGTACTGTCCCGTCACACGCGCCCCCTTCATGCATGGGCACACGGCGTCACCGCCGCGCTATCCCGCCTTGCGTATCCCTTTGTGGTTATTGCGCAACATCAGCAATTCATGTTGACCGCACCAGAAGTAGACACTACATCTCTTGAGAGCACATCACCTCCGATGTACTCCCTCTCTGAGGAGCCTCCGTCTGCACCACGGGGGCTTCTCTCTTTTCGGGCCAAGCACTACTGCGTCACAGCCAAAGTGGTTCCACAGTCCGCAGCCACACTACATGCCACAGTGAGCGCCTACCCCGCGCCGCTGTCCCGGTTTCTGGCACGCACAACCACGTCCTCCAGTTCCTTGAGTGCGGCGCGGAGCCTGGGCATGAGGTCGGTGTAGTGCCGCCCGGCCCGCGCGGCCTTGATGAAGTCGGTCACGGCCTCGTAGCCTTGGAGGCACTCGTCCTCCATGCTCCGGCCATCCGGCTCGCCGCCAAGGGGCCGCAGCCCGTAGCCCATGAACCCGGCCAACGCCTCCAGCGGGGCCACGGAGCCGCAGGCCCGCATCAGCGGCACCAGCGACTCGACGCCGAGCTTCGCGCCCGCGTCATAGGGGGAAAGCTCGCGCGAGAGCGTGGACTTGTGCTTGCCGATCTCGGCGGCGATGGCAGTCAGGGTCCGCCCCGAGTTCTCCACCATGTCCGCGATCACATCTTCCAACGCGCGCATTAAACAACCTCCTGACAAGTTTCATTTTCTCTTGGCGTTTGTCGGGGTAACGTGTGAGCATGGAAAAGAAGGTGCATGCCCACGTCACCAGCCGCCGGTGCCTGAACGGCAACCACGTCGCCCTGGTCCGCCTGACCTCGCCGGGAGACGTGGACTGGCGATCCGTCCTGCTCCCCTCCCCCGCGTTGTCCGGCTCGCTGCTTGATGCCGTGGTTGCAACGGCTCTGCGTCACCACGCGGGAGGGCATGGGGCGCGCCTGCGCGCCGAGTACCAGCTACGGCTGCCGATGCACCCTTGATGCAGGATGCTGCACCGCCAGCACCCGGCCAGCCTCCTCCGGCAGCAGCGCCCCGCGTCCTGTAAAAATCATGCTGCATAATTGACCTTGCCCGTGTGCCCGCCCTACCCCACAGGAAGAGATAACTACCCATCAGCACACTCATTCTCGCGGGGCACTTCATGAACGATCTCATCAGTACCGCCATCCGGAACCGCTGCTGCCTTTTCGTCCGCTGCGCAGAGCATGAATGCATGATCGAGCCACACCTTCTGGGACTCAGCGCCAACGGCAAGCTCCTGCTCAAGTCCTATCAATCCCCCATCCCGGACACGCCGTTCCCTGTTGCTGGCTGGCGGACCTACCGACTGGAGGACATCGAGGAGATCGAACTCACAGACATCCCGTTTCCCGGCCCTCGTGCTGACTATGACGCCACGCAACCGGGCCGCATCGCCAAGGTCATCTACCAACTGTAGCGGAGGATCACCCTCCCGCCCGCAACACCGGGGGCAGGTTGCTCCCGGCTGCGAACCCTCGGTATGGAGGCGGTAGCCACTCCAACCTTCTCAACCGAGGGAGGACTTCATGGACGCGAAACCCTACATGTCTGGCCTTTTTGCTCTCGCAGGGGCCGTAATCGGAGCAACAGCCGCCATTGGGACACAGGTATACGAAAGCCGTCAGGCTGATCTCAGGCATGTCCGAGGCCTTGCGTATGAGACCGCCATTGAGGAATGGCGCATTAAGGTTGAGACGATTCGATCCATGGGTGCATATGATTCGCTTCCCTACTTTGAAGACATACTTCTTCGCCATATGGCGTATGCATCACTTGTTTACCATCACGCACCTGACAAATTATCAAAGCAGAAGCGTGATGATTTTCTAGAATATCTTTTCGATGAAAATGCAAAACGCCACGATGAACGAATCAAGAAATCTCCATCCGCAGAAGAGATACATGCTTCCGAACAGGACTCCGACAACAAGACCAAGAAGCGCACTCACCCCTGACGTATGACATCCCGGCATGACAACCCGCCCTCTACACGCCATCGTGATGCAACGCAGAACTTCCTCCGCAATTGGGCCGGGAGCCTCGCCCACAGGCGAGTAACTTCAAGGTGCGTAGCGCCCGCCACAAGCCAGAGAAGTCCAAGGCCGGTGTCGTATAGCCGCCCGCGTGCCAGCCCCATTGCTCACGCAGCCACTCGATTTCCCGCTGGGACAGACCACCGCCTCGAGGGAGTGGCCCAACTTCCGGACGTGCTTCGGCTAATTCGTAGAGAGTGCGACGTACCTGCTTGAAGCGCAGCGAGCCCACGCCCTTCACGTGGAACCAGAACTCGGGCCGGTCTTCGTGCAGGAACTCGAAGTAGGCGTGGATGCTCGGCACAGGTGAGCCCTTGGCCTCCTTGCGCTCGAAGAAGTGGAAGCGCCCGAACATCTGCATGCTGCCTCCTGATGCCGCCCGCAGGCGGGTTGAAGTGACAACGCGGCCCGGCAGCATGGGCATGCCATGCCGTCAGGCCGCGTCGCGGGGTGGAGTGGGGGAAGGCGAGAGAAAAGCAGGGTACAGAAACGGCACCAACTTACCCAAAGTGCGCGAGCTCATGCCCTGTCGCCGTCCGAGCTGAATCCGTCGAATAATGTTAATGTTGACGCCAGATTCCTTTGCAAGGCGGTACGGCGTCCAACCTGACTCAGCCAGAAACCGGTCTATGTCTTGCTTGATGTCCATGGCTCAATGGTAGCCAAACGTAGAAATAGCATCAACACAAAATCTCATCATGGCTAGTAGCCAAGTGCCGACCAACATGTTCAATAGGAATATGGGATTCTACGAAGACTTCATCTCGGGTTTAAACCGCGCGATCGATGAACGGTTCGAGGGAAAGAAGTCTCGGCTGGCCAAGGCCGCTGAGACCCACACCTCCACTTTGTCGCGCCTTCTGGACAAAGAACGTTCCCAATGGCTCAACCAGATTGCCCGCTTAGCGGATAGCGCAGGCTTAACCCTCATTGACAGAGGAGAAAGCCCGTCCCCTCGCGAAGTCTGCTGGGTGGATGCCAAGGTCACCGCTGCCGGGAACGGCCTCCCCACGCCAGAGCATGAGGACTATTACGCCGTCCCGCTGGTGGACGAGGCCGGAGCCGGGCCGGGTATCATCCCTCAAGGACAGTTGCTCTCGTGGTTTCTCGTCTGGAGACATCAGGAAACCATCCGCCACAGGGCAGACCTGATCGCCGTCCGGATTGCCAAGGGGTCGGACTCGATGGCCCCAACGCTGGCCCCCGGCGACATCGTGCTCGTGGACAGGCAGGACAAGAACGCGGACAGGCCGGGGCGTATCATGCTTGTGATGGACCCGGATGGAGCGGGCAAGGTAAAGCGCGTGCATGCGCAACACCTGCCGGAAGAGAAGGACTACCGCCTCACCTACTACTCGGACAACGCGGCGGCCTACCCGCCCGAGGTATACAGCCTCAAGCGCGATTTCGAGGGTGATTGGCACCGGGCCATCGTGGGCCGGGTCATTTGGGCATGGAGTGATGTGAGCGGTAAGTAGCAAGCAAGCGTCTGTGCGAAATGGACATGTTACAAAATTATAAGATTTAATACAGAATAAAAACACACAATTAGATATGCTTGTGTAATTTTTCGTTTGACGCGTGATGCAATGTGTTCCAATGTTGAAAAATGCAGCACGTAACCGAACTTCTCGAAGAGCTCACAGCCATGGCGTCGCGCCGCAATGACCGCGAGGCCCTCACCGTTATTCGCAAAAAATTCAAAAGAATACACGCCGAAAACCCAGACCTTGCTGTGCGGCTCTCTCGCATCATCTCCACAACGGGCGGAACGGGGGCAACCCGGAGCTTCCAGAAGCTCGGCCACGAATTACGCGACCAAGACTCTGGTCTCGAATTAATACAGCGCTTCGAAGTACCCAAAGACTTCGAATGTCCCATCCTGCCCGCAAAAACTAAAGACGAAATATCCCGTTTTGTTTTAGAGAGACAAAACGCCCACCTTCTCAAAGCAAACGGCGTATTGCCACCATCCAGCTTAGCACTCATGGGCAGGCCAGGAACAGGAAAAACCAGCCTGTCCATGTGGCTTGCAAGCCAACTAGAACTGCCATTGCTCAGTCTGAATTTAGCGGCTGTTATTACTAGCTACCTAGGCCAGACTGGGCACAACATTAAAAAAGCTCTGGATGCGGCAAAATCTGAGCGCTGTATACTGCTTTTGGATGAATTTGACGCCTTAGGGGCACAACGTAATAGCGATAATGACGTTGGAGAAATGAAAAGGGTTGTAACCGTCTTACTTCAAGAAATAGAAAACTGGCCTGACGACTCAATAATAATTGCGGCAACAAACATGCCCGAATCAATAGATCATGCTTTCAAGAGGCGGTTTTCAAAATGGATAGAAATACCACTTCCAGACACAGATGTTCGACAAAAAATTCTACAAAAATATATATCAAACAACAAAATATCTCCGACATTGACCCATCTCATTGCAGAGATATTGGAATCATCAAGCGGAGCAGATATAAAAGAATATGCGAGACGATCAAAAGCCCGTGCTATCGTTGACAACATACGGATAGAAGAAGCAATGATGTCAGAAATAGCTGCTGAAATCGACTTCAATGAATTCTCAGAAACAGCAAAAAGATCTTTTGTCACAGCAGCAAGGTCCAGCAACCCTAGATTCTTTACTCTCCGAAAACTCGCAGAAATAATAGGCGTTTCACACACAACAATATCTAGAATTGCAAAATCAACGGAGTGAACAATGAATCAAGACAAGCTACCAATATTAGCCAAAGGAGAACAACTAGCCAGAGAAGTACCATACCAAGGCGGATTCAACGACAAAGACGCAGTATGGACCTACGAAGAGGCGAAAAGCAGACTCCTGCCCCAACTAGAAGCAACAACTCTAGCCGCAGAAGCCATTCCCCAAAACAAAAGAATCAAGAGCGGCGTTTTTTTTGCTGTCGACCTCGACTGCAATTACATTGCGAAGAGCTATTATCCCAAACAGTTCTTTGACAAAGCACAATGGGAACTTCACGGATCAATCGGAATAACCCAAACTGAACGAAACAACAGAATATTTGCAGATCCAAAAACCTCTAGAAGGCTTTTTTTTAAAGCTACCCCAGAAGCACTTAAAAAATCGCTCATCGCATTAAAAGATGATGCTTTCACTACAGACCAGGAAAGGAAGTCCATACAAAGAATATATAACATTAGGATGCATGAGCCTGCTGAAAAACTTATAAATATCAACACCGATTCCCCATCAATCCTAGAACTCATTATCCATCCTCTCGAAACTGACGACTGGAACACGCTCTTGGGAATTTTACAGGAAGAGCTAACGGATAAAACTTATCCCATGGAACTTTTCAAGTGGGATATGGGCGCACGACTCGGAGGCCCTCGCTTCCTCCCGATACGCGCATCAAAACAAATTGCTTTAGCGCTTGCGACACTCAATCCCATCAGATCGATTCGCCCAATGCCGCGAGTTTCATTCCCACGGTTTTCTTCATCCGGAAAAATTGCAGGACCAGAAATTGTTAAACCCATTGGCATACGCGCGGCAGACCTTCCATACATTGGCGTGTTTGACGGCGGCGTTGACACAACTATTCCCCAGCTTGGCCCTTGGGTAACCCAAGAAGAGATAACGCCACAGCCAGCAACCTATGAATCCATCGCACACGGCACAGCCGTGTGCGGCGCAGTCTTATACGGTGACAAGCCACAACTTGCGACAACCCCTCCAGCCTTCCGCGCAAAATCTTTTCGCGTTCTCCCACCCCCTAACCCCACATCGATTCCCGAACTCGACCTCTACGCATTGGTTGAAGCCATCGAACAGACAGTCCGTTCTGATGAAAATCAGAACATTAAAACATATGTTTTAAGCTTTGGCCCTGACCAGCCTATCGAAGACAAAGAAATTGACTACTTCACCTCCACACTCGACAGATTAGCGTTCGAGCTCGACGTACTTTTTGTTGTCGCAGCGGGCAATGCAGGCGAAGCCGCTTCTCCTTGGAACAGAATCCAACCCCCTGCCGACATAGTAAATGGCCTTGGCATCGGAGCCTTTGTACACACCCCAGACAAGAAGCCCGTCAAAACCCCATATAGCTGCCCAGGCCCGGGCCGATCAGGAAACTGTGTAAAGCCAGACCTTCACATGTTCGGCGGTGACGACAAACAACCTTTTACCGTTTTTTTGGCTGGAGACGCGGGGGGGTGCACAGCAACCCAGGGAACAAGCTTTGCCGCCCCACTAGCCTGCAATTTGGCCAGCCACCTTCTCTATAGAGTTGACGACTACTCAACGCTTACCCCGCAAACTGCAAAGGCTCTAATGATCCATAAGGCCATCACCCATGACGCCTGGAAACCTAATTGGGGATGGGGAGCACTTGATTACGACATCACAGAGCTTACGACATGCTCAAAGAACAAGGTCACAATACTTTATAATGGAGACCTCCCAATAGGAAGACGAACAGTTCTTCCCATACCACTTCCATCAGATACGATAGGGAAAAAAACTATACAACTCTCTTGGACAGTCGTGTACGCCACTGACATTGCTCCATCTATGCCTGATGAATACACACTTGGAGGTGCTGACGTAAAGTTCCGCCCACATTGTGACATATATACATATACAGTTGACAAACAACCATACACAGTAAACCGAGAGTTGGAAGCTGAACGGTTCAAAGCTCTTGTTGAATCAAATGTTATCGGTGAACACAAACTTCCAAAGCCGGAGTCAGTAAATTCTAAAAAATTCTACCTCACAGAGGCTGAACGGCGGAAATTTGGCGTATGGGACACCACAAAGCATTACTGGACGAAATTTAAACATTCTAGAACGCTAAAGGATCCCATGCTTGATATCCATGCGCAAGCTCGTTCTGACTGGCAGTACGACAAGTTCCGGCCTAGACATATCAAATACGCCTGCGTCGTAACCATTGAAACTCGCGCTCCTATCGATATATACAGCGCCATACAGGCTAAGATCCCTGCCTTAGTCCCCGTACAACTGAGATCGACGGCAAGAGTCCGGGTATAATGCGCCTCGGCGGGGCCCGCTACGTACCGCCTCCCCTTCATCACCGCCCTTCACCGGGCGGTGATTTTTTTGCCTACACTTTCTACGTATGGCAATTTCGCCTTGCGCAAAACTCTACATATGGCTACTATCTTTTCACCACCACCGAGGAACACCCCGCGAGCAGCGCCACCCCGGCAGAGCGGACGGAAGGAGCCGAGGGCGGTGGTGCCCAGCAAGTACCGAGCACGGCAAGCCGCAAGCCCTTGGGAGCGGGAAGGCACGCGACGGCAGGGAATGGGCCACGGTATCGAACCTGATTCATTACCGGCGGAGGGAACATGGCGACCATCATCACCAGAGTGAACGGCAAGCCCGTCTGGGCGAACAGCGCCGACATGCTGGCCCTGCTCATCGTGGCCATGCAGATCGGGGCGCTCAGCGCACAGGCCCGCACGTGGCAGCGCGCGCAGGGATGGAGGCAGTGACCATGCAGTGGTTCACCATCGCCTACACCCGCGAGGGCGCAGACCGCATCCACCTCGAAACGGTCGAGCACCCCAACGAAGTCGAGGCATGGGGCTACGCCGTGGACATGGCCGACACCGGCTGCGAGGTCGAGATCATGCCCCACTACTTCTGCATCCCCTCGTACCACGGCCACAGCTTCCGGCGCGAAGTCAGGGACGCCAGCGCCCGCGCCGATGCGGTCAACTGGCACCACAAGGGGCTCGCAGCCCGCGAGCGCCTGAAACAGGTGGCCCAGGCAACGGCGACCTAACGCCCCGCGCGGCCCCCACCCGCACCTTTCCCACATCCCTGTCACGGGAGGACAGCATGAACCAGGCACAGACTCTTGCGCCCATCTCGCCTCACGCCCCGGCCCCGGCCAACTACATGCCGGTGACCGACCTTGTGGCGCAGGTGGGGCACATCCAGCAGGTGATGCACGCCGTCATGAAGGACGGCGAACACTTCGGGAAAATCCCCGGCTGCGGCGACAAGCCCACCCTGCTCAAGGCCGGGGCCGAGAAGCTGGCCATGACGTTCCGGCTCGCGCCCGAATACGACATCCAGGAGCGCGAGATGCCCGGCGGGCACCGTGAGTACCGCGTGATGGTCCGGCTCGTGTCCATCCTCACCGGCGTCATGGTCGGCGCGGGCGTGGGCCTGTGCTCCACCATGGAGGGAAAGTACCGTTACCGCGCCGGTGATGGCGAGATCACCTCCGTCCCCGTGCCCAAGAACTACTGGGACACCCGCCGCAGCGACCCCACCGCCGCCGCCCGCATCCTGCGCGAGATCGCCAACAAGGCCGGTCTGCCTGGCTCCAAGTTCGGCACCAAGAAGGACGCGGAAGGGCGCTGGATGATCAGCACCCACGGCGAGCGCGTCGAGCACGACAACCCCGCCGACTACTACAACACGGTGCTCAAGATGGCGAAGAAGCGCGCCCTCGTGGACGCGGTTCTCACCTCCACTGCCGCCTCCGACATCTTCACGCAGGACATCGAGGACATGCCCGAGGTCATTCCCGGTGCCGGTGCCGCCACCTCCTCGCAGCAGCAGAAGCCCCAGGGCACGGGCAAGAAGACCACCACGCCGCAGCAGGGCAACCAGCAGCCCGCCCACAACCCGGACCAGCCCCCGGCCCCCTCTGCCGCACAACTCGCCATGCTGCGCAACGAGGGCAAGAAGGCCGGGCTCGATGAGGTGGCACTGGTCTCCCTCGCGCGCCACATGACCGGCGACGACTCGATCCAGAGCATCGACCAACTCACCAAGCCCGAAACCACCCAGATGATCGACGGCATCAAGTCCGGTGCGCTGCTCAACATCCCGCCCGATGCCAACCAGCAGATGGGCGACATGCCCTCGGGGTTCTAGCCATGACCGAACCGAAGATCACCGAAACCCTGCCCGCCATCTCGTTCAACGCCGAGGAACTCGAAGCGTGGGTGCGGGCCATCGTGGCCAACTACGAGGGGCTCGTGGTCACCGAGGACATGGTGCCCGCCATCAAGTCCGAGATGGCGGGCCTGAACAAGGTGCGCGACCGGCTCGAAGCGGCCCGCAAGGAAGCAGTGCGCCGGGTCAGCGCCCCGATCAGGGAGTTCGAGGACCGGATCAAGGCGGTCACCGCCATCATTGTGGAGGCCCGCGCCGGACTCGATGCGCAGGTGAAGGCGTTCGAGGAACTCCAGCGCGCGGACAAGCGCCGGGAAGTCCAATTCCTCATTACGGCCACCCTCGATGAACACGGGCTGCCCGGCCTCGACATCCCGATTCAGGATGCCTGGCTGAACAAGACCAAGCCCCTCAAGACCGTCAAGGCCGAGGTCGAGGCTATCATCCTGCGCCACATCCAGCAGGAGCGGGAACGCGCCGCCCTCGAACAGGCGCAGCAGGACCGGGCCGTGGCCATCGAACAGAAGGTCGAAGCACTGGCCGAAATCTACGGCTTCTCCCTCCCGGCCTCGTCCTTCCTGCGCTTGCAGGACTTGCAGGTGCCCCTAGCCGAAGCCCTGACCCAGATCGAGCAAGCCTACTCGGCGCGAGCGCAGGCCATGCGCATCGCCCCGGCGGCTCCCGCCGCCACCCCGCCCCGGTCCGCGCAGGTGCTCCAGCCCGTGGCCCCCACTGCCGCGCCCGGACGCCCCCTGCGCAAGACGCTGACCATCACGCTCGAATACGACGCCATGCGCGAGCCCGCTGTACTGGCCTCGCTCCGGCATCTCGAAAGCCTCTGCGCGTCGTTCACCCGCACCCCCGGCATGCGCGCCGCGTAGCCGGAAAGGAGGCCCCATGGCCCGCAAGAAGAAGGAAAAGGCCCCGGTTCAGGCCGATCTTCCCGAGAACACCGTCTTCATCACCATCACCGCCGACATCCTCCAGGAGACCGACGCCGCGATCCTGATCCGCTGCGGCGAGGTCGAGGACTGGTTGCCCCACAGCCAGATCGAATTCATCGGCACCAAGGGCGACACCGGCGTGGTCATCAACCTGCCCGAGTGGCTGGGCGACGAGAAGGGCCTGACCGACGGCATGGGCGCGGCCCCGGCTCCGGTCGATGCCGAGCAGGACGACGCCTCCGGCGAAGACGACGCGGCAACCGAAGAACCCGGCGCGTCGGCAGCCGCCAATGACAGGAACTGGCTGCGGCAGGAAACGATCACCGTCACGCAGGAACTGACGCAAGCCGAGAAGGCCGAGTACGCCGACGAGATGGCCCGGCTCGATGACGAGATCGAGGAACTGGAAACCGAGCGTGACCGGGTGAGCAAGGCGTTGAAGAAGCAGATCGACGCCAAGGAAGATGAACGCCGCGCCCTGTCCAAGGTCGTGCGCGAAGGCACCGAGACGCGCGAAATCTTCTGCGACCTAGTGGCCGACTACAACACCTGCGAAATGGTCTGGACCGACGCCCATCCGCCCCACGAGGAAGTGCGGCGCCGCAAGATGACTGCCGAGGAACGGCAACTTCCGCTGACCATGAACACCCGCCCGGCCCCGGCGGACCAACCTGCGGGCGACGAGGCCGACAACGGCGAGGAAATGCCCGAGGACGCCCCCGGCTTCGATGCCTACGACGACGGGGCAACCGGCGATCACGAGCCGGACGATGGCGGGCCGGATGATTCCGACCTTGATCCCGACTACCCCCACATTCCGCCCATGGCCGCACACGCCGAAGCCGAAGCGGTGCAGTAACCGACCACCCCTGACCCAAGGAGCAAGACATGACTGGTGAAGCTGGTTTTCTGGGAATTCTGGCCAAGATGGGGATGGAGGACTGCGCCTGCGAACGGAAGCGCGCCAACTTC